AAGAAAAGCTACTAGTGGACTTCGTTCTGGTCTAGGCTTTCTATAAGTCTTTCCAAGTACCACTTACCCTTCTTTAGATCTTGTACAGCTGCGTCCTTGTACCTAAAACGCCACAGGTACTTCATAACTGCACCTTTTAAATACCCTTGGAACTCTAGAGGGTCCATAGATGCTTCGATTGCATCGATAGCTTCAATAGCACCGTGGTTGTAGTGAGGTGGATTCTTTACGGGGTCACTCATTATTATCTCCTATTTAAATTCTTGCCCGGACGTACACACCCATTAATGTGGCATCCGGGACTAACCTTAGCGTGGTTTCTCCGACACGCACACTAGTAAGGAGCATTAGTTGCGTATTGCGGGTGTTTTTTACGGCTTAGATAATGACATGAAGATGAACATGAAGTTAGCCTAGCCCACCGCCCGCTGGGGCTTTTCCCTCTGGGAAAATCATAATCCGCAAGTAGCTTCCAGTATACACAAAGCTACGTCTTTATAAGTTAAATCAGGATCAAAAGACTTCTTAGGCAGCACATCAAGCTTAACAGAAGTATCTTTTAGCACCGCAACTCCCTCTTCTTCTGTACCAATTACTACCCAGCACGGCACACCATAGCCTGATATACGATGTAGCCACTGCTGTTGCAGGACTGACAGACCAGTCTTGATAGAGTTGTTTGGTAATTTATAAATGAACTTGTACTCCACAAATAAAATACTAGCGGGGCCAGCGTAGAAAGCATCTGGAACCCCGCCAGTAAAGCGATCATTTATTTTCCAGCGGTAAACGTCTGGAGATAAATGTTTGTGAACAGCTTTTACAAAGCCGTGTTCATTCATAGTTTAGTAAGTGGAAACTTATTGAATGTCAGTTGCCAAGTGTTTCTGATAGTACTCTTTAGCCTGGTTGTACACGTTCTCTGGAGCGTAACCAACCGGCTCGATAGAGATATTTACCCAGCTGTTACTACCTTTAGACTCGGAAGTAGAAGTAAGCTTCCATACGTGAGAGAACCTATCATACTGCTTGAGTGCTATATTGCTGTTCCAAGAACGGCTAACTCGCATTTTTGAGTTAGCAAAGTCAAGGATGTAAGGTATCTGCTCCAGCTCGTTTGTTTCTGGGTCAAGAATCCACAGAAGATGACGGTGGGTTTCATCTACTTTGCAAGATGTTTTAGCCATATCAGACATAAACTGATCCTCAGCTATAGCTTCTGTAGCTTCATGCCTAGAACCAAACTCACCAAGCTTACCGCCACCAGCTTCTTGGCCTTTCCATACGACATACCTTGTTTCGAACTTAAGGTTGACGCAGAGAAGCTCATCATAGAAGTCGCCAGTAGTAGAGTTTAAGAACTGGCCAACCTTAACGCCTTCAACGTAGCTCTTATGGTTGGGGTCTATACACTTACTACTCTGCTGGACCAGTGAAATCCTAGGTATTTCAAGATCTTCAGCACGGACTTCCTGGTTACCAAGGTTAGAACTATCCTGCAAGTAAGCAGGTACTGCTACGTCTAGTTCAGTGGTTTTAGCTGTTACTACTTCAGTTTTCTTAGTCATGTGTTATTTCCTAATGTGTTAGTGTGTTAGTGTGTTAAGTCGGATCAACTTACAACGATCGCATGTTGATCTTTTTTATCGTCCGTGGTTCTACTCCAGGAACTTCTTCCCCAGAGGTTAAAAACTCCTCGTAGGCTTTCGATGAAACCCTGCGATGGAGAAATTCGAGATACCTATTCTCAAGAATAAAGTTCCCAAATGCTTCCCAGTCAGTGACGTTTGGAACCGTCTGCTCTGCTATGGATACAGTTGCTAAGCCAGTAATGCTGGTTTTATCTAACCCCTCTGCTTCAAGCTTTTCCATCACTTGAGCATCAAGCTCAGCAATCTTCTTATTAATTTCTTTTTCTTGCTCGGACAAGTCGCGTAGTTTGTCACGCAATTCTACTTTCTGTTTTACGATTTCTTGTAAAGTCATGATGCTTTCCTTAGTTGGTTGAGAAGTGAAAGTAAGTTGTCTATACGCTCTACTTTGCCATCTAGCTTTTTATAAACATAAGGCTCGATAGTGTTTCTTGCTGCGATTCTAATGATTTGGGTACGCTCTTCCTGTCCTACACGGTATATACGTCTGTTGAACTGTTGGTAATGCTCCGCAGAGTACGTAGGAGAAGCCCATATGATAGTCTTAGCTCGCGTCATTGTTAGGCCGTGGCCTGCTGATGCTGGCTGTACCAGTACAACTTTTAGCTGTCCGGCTTGCAGTGCTTTGACTATGTCGGCTCTTTTCTTCTCAGGGACATCGCCATCAATTACTTCGTAACGCCACTTGCGTTTGTCCATTAGCGCTTTGAGCGCATCACGTTCATGCTTGTAGTTGAAAGCAACAAGTGACACATCACGCTCGTCAAGTAAGTCCATGACTAGTTCGTACCGCTGACTGTGGACTAGCAGCTTCTTCTTGTCTTCGTTGTACACGCTGCCTGAGCATATCTGTAGAAGCTTTTTAACTACTGAACCGGCGTGTGTGGAGCTTAGGTTCCCGCCTTCTAGCATGATTACCTGCTCATCTTTGTACTGATCATAGATCTGCTGTATATCTTTAGGCAGATCTAGTTTGTACAGCGTTGTAGACTGCTCAGGCATATCAATACATTCTTCTAATTTAAAGCGAATGTTTATGTCGTTGATAGCTGCTGCAACTATCTCTTCTGCATTGTCTTTGTCACGCCACTCATGCCCAAATCCATTGAACACAGGCGTACAGACGTTACTACGGAACTGGGTAAATCGCTGGCCTAAACGCTCGCCTTCATCGACTAACTTTGTCGGATACCATATGTCTAAGATGGTGTTGGTATTAGGTGTACCTGACATAGCAATACGGCGTTCAAATTCTTTAAGAACAAATGCAGCTGCTTTACTACGTTGCGAACTTGGGTTTTTAAAAGCAGTGAACTCATCAATACAGACCGTATCGAAGTCATCAAGCAAAGCTACGCGCTCTACTATAGGTACTATCTGAGAAGTTCTACCTCTTGGTACTTTTTTGCAGAACCAGTTGACTGCATCATGGTTCATAAGAACAATGTCAGCGCCAGAGGTTAGGGCTTTTTCGCGTTTGGTGTTTGTGCCGATAGCGTAGGTAAGGTCAGGCTGGAACTTCTCTATGTCATCGCCCCAGCTGGCTTGTAGAATAGATAGGGGGGCTAAGACTAGCATCCTGCCTTCTTTGCGTTTGGCAAAAGCGTCTAGAACAGAACGGGTTTTACCAGTACCAGCATCGTTGGTAATCAAACATCTAGGATTAGATAAGATGTGATCTGTAGTAGCGATTTGGTGTTGAAATGGTTTCATGTATCTTCCTGACAGTCTTGGGATATTACTATTAATGTTCAATAAAAACAACAGGTTTTGGGCTTGACCAGCAGATACCACACGTAGTACAACTTGCTGTTTTCTTAGTTTGCTCTGGACATACGACCTCTCCTGGTAGCACTGGATCACCGTCATTTATTACTCTGGTGCGGAAACCAGTGTTCATATCACCAGAGTGTCTGACAGCAAAGCGCTCTGGGAATAAAGCATTGAGCCTAGCTATTGCAGTACCTATGCCATTGTCATCATGAGGATGATGAGTGTAACCAAACAAATTGATATTGGGGTACTGGTCAAGTATCAACTGCCAAAAGTCAACATACTTTGTGTCAAAGAAATCACCAAGTACATGTGTTCTAATGACTATTGGTTTACCGTTACTGGCTACGTTCTCAATAGATTTTTCAAGCTTTGAGTAAAAGTCAGGGTGAGTGTGGTCAAAACGATGTGCGAATGGCATGTTGTTACCAAAACAAACATCATAGACTGCGCAGTTTGGAGTGCAGCTCTTCCGTTCTTCTAAGGTAAGTGTGTGCATCCTTGCACTTTTCCACTTCTTTACCGTTACTATGTGACTAGCAGCGCCTAGCTTTTTGTTATACTTAGCCGACTTGATCATCACATCATTAGGCTCATGAACATTTTTAAGGTAGATAGTCCGGTGTTCATTCTGGCGCTTCTTGTACATAAATTACTCCTTTAAGCTGCTATCATCTGGGGTTCTAAATTAACAATGCGGTTCCACATTGCATCGCCGAAGTTAAGAATCTTGCCGCCAATAGATTCGATCTCGTTAGCCCTATCGTAGGTACAGATGTCTGCTTCGTTAGCGATCTCTGTGACGGCTGATGCTAGACCAAACTTACTGAAATCAGCATCACGTAGGAATGTTTCTAAGGCTTTCTGATGCTCAATTTCTGACAGCTGAAACTCCTTAGTTATCATGTTGATAGCTTCTATTGGCTTTTTAACCTGTTCAGTGTTAGCTGCTAGTATCAGATGATCGGCTAGTTTCTGTACGTTATCTGGGTTAGATAGGCTACGCATACAGTCACTTAGCTGAGCAATGATGAGTTTATTCTCCTGCTCGATAGTCTCGCTACTAAGTATCTGTAAATCAGCGCCAGCATCTAACTTGCTACCGATGTGAGTACGGCTAAAGTTAAACAGATTATCTACGCCGAACACGCAACCGTTAGTACAGTATGAATCGTAGAAGAAACCTTCTAGCTTGAGTGAGCCTTGACCTGTCTCCGAGTTGCTAAGTCTAAAGCCAGGAAGCACTACACGCTCGTTGCCATTAGCCTTTGCAACGGTGTGACGAAGGTTCTCATCACGAAATAAAACCTTCATATTCATATAGTTATCGTTGACATTAGAACCTAAAACAACCGTGTCGAGGTTACTAATAACTGGCAAGGTCTGGCTAAGAACTTCTAAGTTGTCAATCCTACGATACCTACTTGATAGTACAGCCCGCAGCCTGTCGCCAAACATACGAAACATGCACTCTTTAGGCTCACGCTCAAACAGCTTGTTAACTGTATCTATATACAGGTCAACATGGTCATCAAGGCAGCGGCGGTAATGAGACCAGTGGACTTTAATCTTAGCCGCTATCTGCCTGTGCGCATGCTCGTTGATAGTAAAGTGGTGAGCCTTACCATCGTGATCAGTTACTTCCATACGAAGCCTGTCACTTGGTGGGCCAAAGCCGTCTGTTAAAACAACCCGTGCACTAGTGCTTGTATCAACAATTAAATCATTCTTTAGGTTGTCTACAGTTGCCTGATTAACTTGCTGTGCCATTTCCATGACTGTCATTGCTTGCTGCATTAGTCTCCTCCTAGGATAGTTATGCACTGCTTGGTTCGTGTTAATTTAGTACCGTTGAACTTATAGATATCAAAAGTATTAGTAATGGTATGAGGTGGTAGCTTTGACCCACGGTGTACTACGTACTGAGTATTGGAGTCATCGTTTTTTCTTATGGGTTTAAAGTCACCAAGGCGGTGTAAGCACTGCCAGATTTGGCATATCCCGTCAGACTTAGTTAAATCATCAAGCCTGATCAGGAGGTATCTCACAGATTTCATAAGTATCTCCTATCACTTTGACTATTCGATAGTCATCTATTGAATAGCTTTCCATTCCTTCTTCCTTGCAATCTTTAATCGTTTCTTTGATCTCGGTTAGTGCCTCCTCATAGCTGTCAAATATTGCAGGTTTATTTTGATCTGCGGTTAGGGTCCAGCAGTTGGCCCAGCCTCCGCATAAGAAACACATCTGTACTTCATAGTGCATCGTCCTCTCCTTCTTCCGTTTCTTCTGTAGGAAAAGACACTGAGACAAACTCAAAGTCATCGTAAGTAATTTCCCACTTGTGAGTTGGGCATGTGTTTAACCACTCATAAAACTCGTGTCTAGTCATGTTGTTAACCCCACTGGTCTGCCATAGCATCTGCGATGCCTTGATAAGTAGTTGAGCGGATCTTCCATCTGTCATCCGAGGGCGGTAATTTATTTTGCCCGGAATCGGTTTGGTTCCCCCACCGCTTCATGCCATTAACTATACGCGGCTTAATGTAGCAGGTAGGGCTTAAAGGCAGCAGATTATGCAGCCATAAACAGGTTTTTTTACTCGCATCATGGCCAAATTCGTATGGTTGTACAGTTGAAGGCTTCCCCAAATAGTTTGATAAAATGCCTACGGGGTTTTCTAACGCAACCATCTGGGCTTTTTCTTTTGCTGTTTCCCATAATGAAATGGTCCATTTCAAGCTTGCCAGTCTTTCTGAATACTTAGGCTTGCCCGGTGCGTAATGCGCATTACCTGAAACGGCCAGGGCCGTACAAGGTGGGTGTAATATGATTAAATCCCAATTGAATGATTCATTTATTGCTTTGACAACATCATTCTGTATGTGCCACTCTGAGTTGTCATCGGCGGGCAATAAATCGCAAGAGTAGGCACGATGTCCCTTCTTCCTAAAGGCTTCTCGAACTATTCCGCTGTACTCACAACCAATTAGAATATCCATATTAGTTCACACAAATAGCGTTAACAGGTTTCTCTTCATGATGATCAATCTGAAAAGTTTCAGGGTCAAAGTAGAAAGGCGCTGGTAAGTAAGGCAGTAAGTCATAGTTGTTACCTTCTTCATCGCAGCTGTAAATCATTACCATGTCTTTAGCACCGGGTACTTTTTTAGCTATGTCATTTAGTTTGTCTAAGTACATTTCTAGGGTAAATGGTCTAGATGGTTCTTTCATGCGTGTGCTTCCTCTTTTAAAAATTCTGTAATACCAAACATTTCATCTAGTTCGGCAGTAGGAGAATGCATGTCTTCGTATTGAATAGAATGAGAATTAGGTTCTATTTCGGCGGTTCCTAACATCTCCAGACCATGTTCATACCAGTGCATGCGAAAACTAAAACCATGAGTTGAAGCCCCTTCTATAAAAGCTTCTGTGGGAGGTGCCCAAGCTGAATCAAATTTTAATATAACTTCAGTTGGGCTTTGTTCATGTACCTCACAATAGTTAATATCCCATTTTGTACCCCAGTTTTTAACATTCCACGTATACCAAGCAGGCAAAACAGGATCAGGATCGTTAGAAGGGACATCATAGTTATTAGGTGGCGGAACTAAAAAACTTAGTAATCGGTCTTCAGATGCTGCTTCAACTAAATCAGAAAGTTTTTGTACGTTGGTTGTTTGAACATTTACTACATTGTTACACCAGTTTGGCATAGCTATTCTCCTTAGTATGTAGACTTTATGTCTTCTAAGATTTCGCGCCTGTACTTGGCAGCTGTTGATCTATCGCATTTGGTGAGGATTTTTATGTTACTAAGCTTTAGCTTGTAGGTTACCCAGTACATAGCTTCTTCTGGGTCAGTAACAATCTTGTACTCTATAAGACCATCTTCTGATTTATAGAACATACGCCCGATCATGGATCAACCATGACCCACGTAATTTTACGATAGGGGAATGAGTTTGTTTTGACGAGCATAAGCTGTTCGTGACGCATGGTGCGTTTCATAACAAACAGAACAATTGATACTATTAAACCGCCAATCATTGCTGCGAACATGCCAGAGAATGTACCGGCAAATGACGCAAGAAGGACAGCTGTAATAGCAATGTCGAAAAAGATGTCGTAGTTAATTACTTTACGAATACCGAGTTTAAATACGAGAAATAAAAAACCGATAGCTGAAATTACACCGGCGGCTACCATAGCATACTCCTATTGATATGATACTTGAGAAGTGGTTTCGACCCAGACTTTTGCACCACATGAAAGTGGTTTGTCTTTACTGTAAACAAGCTTGCTTGGGCCGTTAATATTTACGGCGTTACAAGTTACGTTGCTTTTGCTTGTTTTGATTGTTAGGACTGGACGTTGACCGTCATCTTTAGCATTAGCTTTTATATGATGTTGGTTAACGTGAATACGTTTGATTATGCCTTCTTTTATCATACCTCCCTCCTGGGTTGATTTGAGTTTTTTGTACAGAATATAAAATTCAAAAGCTATGTATAATTTATTAATTACATTAGCGATCATCTCCAATTCCTTGGGCTAATAAAAATACTAATACAGCGAGCGCAACTGCAATGATTAGTAATTGTATTGCTTCGCCTACTATAGCTATTGCTATAGTAAATAAACTGATAAGAATAATAAGCGTGGTTATTCTCTGCATTCTGGCTCCCATTCCTCCTCAACTTGCCGTTGTATAGTAGGTTTAAGATAAAACTCAACTTGGTTACACAAAAGTTCGCCAAGTTTTGCATAGTCCCTAGCAAACAAAGCTTTACGTATTTTTGATATGTGTGCTTTATGTTTGTCATTAACATGCAAAATACCTTCGCCACCGACAGCTTCGAAAAGAAAGTCATTGTCGTGTAACAATTCTGTGTACTTTTCTTCGCAGCGTATTTTGTAGTCTTTAGAAAACAGAAATTGTTCGAACTCGTTTTCTAGCTGTGACGATTCATGATCATACAAAAGTTCAGCAAGTTCAGGAGTCATGGGTTATTCCTTTTTAGTCAACGCCCCATTGGCATTCAGGCTCTTCGCCTTGTTTAAAGCTACACCACCTACATGCAGAGGAGCTGGGTTTTGGATCGAATCTTGTAGCAGTAGTCATCGTAATTGCTCGTTGGTATATCCCAGGAAGGAACACCATTGCAGCTTCTCGTGACCATGTTTTTGTTGTGGTCTCACCTTTGTCTATGTACCAAAGCTCTGTTTGTACGTGTTCAAAATGTGGGTAACGGAGAAATGTTGCAATTGCATACAGCAAACATTGCTGCGCATGAGATATTTCATTACCAAATTTCTTTCCTGATTTATAATCAATAACTCGCGCAGAGGTTTCGTCTTCGTTTACAAGAGCATCTAGTTTAATTCGTGCCCATGTATCTGGTGATAACCATCCTGTTACACCCCAATCAATAGTAAATCCCCATTCTCCTTCGAGTTCTACTTTAGCTTCAGCAAAAAGTTCACGTAGTTCTTCAAATGAGGATTTAAACTTCTTAAGACTGGTAGGCAGTTCACCTAACTCTCCTTTGACATAGTCTTCTGCTTCCTGGTGGATTTGAGTACCTCTGTCAGCAGCGGGGGAAGATGGTTCCTTTACTTTCCTAACCTTAGCTATATAGGTGCGATACGGGCATTCTTCGTACACTTTAAGTGCAGAGTAAGACCACTGGGGGACAAGCCCTAGTTCTATTGGACCAGTCTCTTGCGCTTGTAAGTGCGCTGGGAGTTCGTTAGTTATTTCGTTTGACATGTACTATACCTCGATTAGTTTTTTATCTGCGGTATCGAAGTACATTTCGATTAATCTTTCCCTAGCACCATTATCATTACGCCACTCAACTACAACTCCTCTCGCAGCTTTAGCATCACGGCCCCCATTTTTAGGGCGTTTTCTTTCAGACTTGAGTCCATAACGCCCCGCAAGCATTGAAAATTGTTTAGGTGAATGTTGCTGTTGTGAGCCTGATGCAATCATTACATTGTATACAGTCTTCATATGGTCTAGTGGGATTACTACAAAATCTTCGTTTGCGTATGCTACCCAAGACTTAACAAAGCGTTTAGCTGCTTCTATTGCACCAGCATGCGCAATATTGTGTACGTCAAGCTGTAAGACATCTTCAAAATATTCAATATCACCTGTCTTGAATGCTTCAAAGAATTCTTGATTAGTTGAGATAGATGCTTTTCGCATAGCGTCTTTAGCGTCATTAAATATCGGTGTCTTGACTAGCATCTCGTTAACTTTAAAAACTTTTAGATGCCCCGCAAACACATAAAGCTCTTTGTCTATTGCTTTTAGATTAGCTAATACATCTGGATGTGCGTCTTTGAGCATTGTCTCTTGGCGCGGTGCTATATTGTAGCGTCTATCTCCAGTGTCTAAAGCAACAGCATCATACCTGTTAGTTAAAAATATAAAGTTCGTATAGTTTTGAACTTCTATCTGGTTACTGCGCATAGCCCTGATAGTCAGAGTCGGTTCAGTTATCTGGTTCTTAAGCTTATCAGCCATTTTAGATGCGCCAGATGAAGCTGAAGCCATATGGAATTCATCAACAACCATAAAGATAGCTTGGCGCATATAGCTGTTGAATTGCTCTTCAATAGACTGCAACGATTTCATTGGCACATGGTCAATGCCAAACAGAGGCCGAAGGATGCGCGTGTAAAATAAACCTTTACCTGTTCCTTGGACACCTGTCAGTACCCAGGCGGTCATTGCTTTCTGTCGAGTTTGATAGATAAATGCCAGCCAGTTTATGAAGTATTCAAACTCTTCAACACCGTCACCAAGTATGTGCATGATTACTTTGTAAATAGTGGGGCAATGCCACTTGAGAGTTTGTGCTTCGCCAACTGTTAAAGGTTTATCGACAGCTGCTTCATTCAACATGTACTTAGATCTGCGATACAAGTTGATATCGTAAGGAACGGTATGCAGCTTAGGAGGAGAATCGTCTGTTGGATCAAAATAAATGTTAGCGTCTGGTATGTATTCGGGGGCTGTTCGGCCATGAGAAAACATAAAGGATTCAACGCCTTGGCGAGAACTAGGAGTGAGAGGGAACTCGTCACTAAACTGATCTATATTGGGGTTGTATATACCGTTGTAAATAACGTCCGCTTTGAAGTCGCGCATGACTAAAGGAATCATGGCGCGTTCTTTACCTCTATTTAAGTTGTCTACTAAGTCAGGTATGGTTGCAAAAAATTCAGGGTCAGCATCTTCAATAGCAAAGATAGCTTCGCCTTTGAAGTTAAACATGTAATGAGGGTTATCTAAGTTAAAGTAGTAAGCGCCGCTATCGCCACCGTTAATATTGCAGTTAACCCAAGGTAGATAGCTTGTGTTGGAAATGGTAATGGACATCCGATCAGGGTTAACAATTACCTGTTCCGCACGGTTCTCTATGTTAACAGTGCGTAGCTGGGTAGTTTTCTTCTTAAATCCAGCTTCTTTCCTTAGTTCGTCTTTTAACTTTTCATGTTTTTCGTGGACCTGTTGTGGGTTCAAAGCCATCAATTTGTCTAAGGGAAGCTTCTCGTGTTCTTTAATTACATGCACAATTCTATGGCTTTGGTCAGGGAATTGATCTGCCATGCCATTGAACACGGGAGGGGCGATAAATATTAACTTTGAATTGTCAGCTACTGAGATATCTAAAGGGTATGTTAAAGACAAACCGTTAACTGACAATCCTACTTGACTGCGAAATACATCGATATCAAAGTTAGCGTTTTGTAGCCACAGCTTTATAGACTTAGGTTCGAGAGGTACTGTCAACATGAACAAGATGTGCATACTTACAGTGTTGCCTTTCTTACCAAAAGAAGCTGAAGCCTGGGCAATGTAACTAACATTCCTGAATTCTTTCGGGAAGTAGTTAGTTACAAGCTCTGCTACGCTAACTAGGTCTGCATCGGTGTAGGTAGGCTTAATAACAAAATCATCAAAAGCAACCCCATCCAGATCTAAGACAAGCATATCTGTAAAGGCTCGCCTATCTACTTGGCCAGCACGGCTCTGTTCAGATAGCTGCTGTCTAGTGTTACCTTTTAAAAGACAATGGCCAAGTGCTGCATGTGAAACTATATGTTTATAAAAGTCAGCAGTGTCGTGTATTTCGTGTGTATAAGAGTTAACTTCTTTAACGTAAGGGTATGGAGTAACAGAGTTCGTTGAAATTTCTTTAACGAGAGGTTTTCCATTGGCTGATTCAAGAAATGTTATGTGCATTCTTACACCTCGCCACGTTTTGTCTTGCTTTCAAAAATCTCCTTTCGATCGATGCGTACTTTTTTTGAAGCTTCAAACGATAGCCGCACATTTCCACGATCAATTCTGGTAATAAAAATTTTACATAGGGTCTCGCCATCTTCATGGATAATGACTTCATCCCCTACACCACGAGTTAAAACTAGTCTGCTCATTTAGAATACGCCTCACCATAACTACCCTCTGCATTAAGAGGTATATCTTTGGCCCATTCTGGGGCTTTCGTCATTTCATGGATAATTGTTTGAAGGACATCTGCATGGTCTGTGCTTGCAGAAGATACTATGATTTCATCATGTACGGTCAGTACAACACGGAAGTCAGAGATCTTATTGATGCGTAAGATTGCATCGGTAATAACAAGTCTAGATAAAGCCTGGACTATATTTTCTGTGATCTTACCGCCGTAGGTGTATGTTTCTCCGTTGCGAGAATCAAAGACATAGCCTTTAGAGGTATGTCGTAAGTTTTCGTAGTAAAGAGATAGCCCGTTAGGGAGGACTATCCTATAAGGCTCTATTTGAAGGACTTTATGGGGGACATATTTATTAGTAGTCATCCAGACTAAGAAGTCTGAACACTTCGCCCATAAGTAGTTAATCAAATAAAAAGTAGCGCGGTACTTTGCAACTACTTCTTGGCACTTCATATCGTCAAGTTTTACCTGTGGACCAGCGCCTCCGCTGGCTAGGGTAGCTTGGAACTTCTTCCAGCCCATGCCGTAGCCAAGACCCAGAACGGCTGTTTTACCAACAAACCGTTCTTCGGGATAGTCTTTACCGTTGACTTCGAATCCATAGATGTCACTGGCAAAGCTTGAGTATACGTCTACGCCGTAGCGGAACTTCTCTAAGAGACTGTCTTGCCCTGCAAGCCAAGCAAGCATCCTAGCTTCGATGTTGGATAGGTCAACAGCGTAGAGCAGCTCGCCTTTTGGGGCTTTCAGACAGCGTCTTAGCTCAGAGCCGCGAGGCATGTTTTGGAAATTAAGTTTGTCAGACCCGCCAAAGCGTCCTGTGTGTGCAGCGTAATAGCGCAAAGGAATTGAGATCGTGCCATCCGGGTTAGCAGCTTCTAAAAAGCGCTTGGCACGTGTCTCGCGGAGCCTACTCTTAGTAGCAATACGTGCATCCCACAGGTCTTTATGCTCTGGGTAATCTTTGACCAGCTGCTGGAAGCCTGGGTCATTCTTACCGAATGCAGGAATTAACTTGTTAGTAGCAGGGGACAACTTTTTAGGAGGCTCAATGCCAAGAGACTCAAGGATAGCTTCAAACTTGGAGTTCGAAGCCAGGTCTTCGCGAGAGTAGCCAGACAGCTCTATAAGCTGTTCTGCGGCAGCTTTCTCTCGTTGATGGATAGCTGTTACCTGTTCCGTGTCAAGAATCATACGGGGTTCTGTGAACATCTTGATGGTAGCATCAATTACTTCTAGCTCTGACTGCGGAAAGTCTGCCCATTTCTTGTAGATAGCGTAAGTCAGCTCTACGTCTTGTATACAGTAGTCAGCGATATCTTGTTCTAAGTTAGGGGGAAGGTCATAAATCCCTTTAGCGGATGAAAGAGCATCGCCTTTCCTCATGCTAATATCGTCTGGAAACAGCCTTTCAGCGACTGCTCTTAGAGATGAGCTGTGGCCTGGATACATGGCGCGAGCCATAGAAGCTGTATCTAAATAGAACTGAGGTTTGTATCCATAGATGCGGGTGAGTATAGCCCCATCGAAAGCTGTGTTATGGGCAAGAATAGTTGTTTCTTCCCATAACAAACTACTAAGGGCCATATCAACTTCGTCACCGCTAAACCACTCTGTAGGGGAGTCTTCTATCTTAATCCCTAACCCCCACACCTTAAAGTCAGGGTGGTGGATGTACTGCATTGTGGTTTGTTTGGTAAGAGTTACATCCTTGGAGTAATAAGTTTCAAAATCTATAGTAACTAGCATTATTTCTCTTCCTTTGCTGTGCGGAGACTGTAATGCCGTTTGTCTTGAAACTCATAGCTTTTACACACTCCTTGTGGGATATGCTGAATAACACCGCCTTTGGCTAAAAACTTTTTAGTATGCTTGGCGATTTCTTCCCGTAGTTTGTCTCTTTCTTCTTGCGTCATAAAGGCTCGCAAAAAGTATGCAGGCCAGAGATAACATCGTTACCTGGAGAGACATGTAAGTAGCTTGCGCCATTTCTTCTAGCGACTTGCAGCAAACTAACAAAAGCAAAGGAAAAGCTGTAGTTAATTAGCTCTTGGTATACTGAGTTTTCATCTTCAGGAACAAGAATAAAACAAGGGTCAGTACCTATAACGTATAATCTGGGGCAAGTGTGTAAAAGACCTTGGTCTAGCTTAGAAAGATGCTCTGTACTTACATGAAGTATTTCAGAAAGGGCATTCTTCAGAGGTATCGTGGGCTTGGATGTCTCGTAAAGAGGTATGGTGGTCTTGGATGGCTCGTAAAGCAACGACATTTGGCTCAATCCTCCTGAACTGGTTTTCTAGCTGCTTGAGTTTAACGGGGTCTTCAAGGCTAAGCGTTGCAACGATGAAACTATAGAACTCGAATTGATTTTGGTCTTGAGAATACTTGTTTTCGAGGTCTGAAAAGTGATCTAGGTACTCCATTGCGTCCATGAATCCCTCCGGGAAAAGTAAATAGTAGTTTAGGTAATACAGATAGGCAAGAAAAAATATAGATAAGCTACTCAAAAGTGCTACGCAGATTTGCTTTAACGCCATAATCTACAGCAATTTCAATGAGTTGCGGATGAAACTCTTTTAGTATTTTTAATGTATCTATGTTGCACATGGATACAGCCTTGTGGATTGATTCCTGAGCACGGACTAAACTATAAGCTGTGTCATAGTCAATGCCGTTGTTTTCCATGTTGTCACGGATAAGATTCTCATTCATAAGTCACTCCTCAAATGGCTCGTCAAAGTAAGATCGGCAAGGCATGATGTCATGCCGATGTAATGCAGTAGTTTTAAGTAAGTTTGTTCTTGTGGCGAACACCGTTTTATCTGTACCATCAACAAACTTCTGGTGGGCAGTTATGCCCAGTTTATCGCCAATTGCTTCCTGCAACTTGTTAAGTGCTGCAAGCTCAGAGTCAGCTTCCACGGTGTAATGGTCAACATAAGTTTTGGTCCAGTGCTTTTGGATTGCGTACCAAGTCATAAACTCTCCGTTTCTTCTATATAGTTAACAAGTTTAAATCTTTGTCTTGAGGTATCAGTAGTATTTAGGAATGACAATAACCGTCTGCTTCGATGACTAGCCACATACCACACCATTTGACAACGATGGCGTTGTCCATGCCAACTGTTGGCTGGGCTGTATCGACAAATTCCTCTAAAGTCATGCCGTTATTGTCTTGCGCCCACTTGCGAACTAAAGATTCTTTCTGCTCAAATGTCATATGACACGTGTTAATGTAAGTTGCTTTTTGAACTTCAGATAGGATTGAATCAGGTTGGTCGTCCTGGAAAACATCACATTTAGGACAATAGTCTAGAGTCTTTGGGTGTATGTAGTTTTCTTTACACTCACAGTCCCAGTGTGTCGGAGTTGTTATTACTTCCATGAGCTATCCTCATTGATTGTGCAGAGCTATACACCGCTCCTTGTGTGAAAGCTAAACGAACTATATGAACCAAGACATCGGATAAACCAACACCTTCTAGTTCTTTACGTATAGCATCACACTCTTCTACGATGTTATCTATTTCATAATCAAATTCATCATTTGTCATCGTCATCACCCATGTTTACCCATTGCTGCCAATTAGGGTTAGAGAAATCAACGAACTCACTATAGTTTTCTACCATCTCTTCTAAGACCTTCTTTCTATTACGAGCTGTTTTTTCATCATGAAAGTCTTGAAGCATAGAAAAGAAATAGATCTCGTCTAGGATTAGTTGAGGGATAGGAAAGTCTTTATTGGTATACAGATAGATGTCGTGTATTGATTGGATGCTTCCTTTATATGTCATCAGTTCTGCACAATCATGATCAAGAAGCCATCCAACAGCGCAGTGATTTCCTTTGCCATCGCTGTAGGCACATAATGGTTTCTCATCATCATCATGAGAGAACATACACTGGCCACCTTGTTGAACTATTTTCTTTACTGCGAAATCAGCAGCTTGCTGTAGTGTTTCCATAAGTACGCCCTCCTGGCGGTGTGTTGTTTACTCAGGTATGGTGGTGTGAAGGTAGAATAGAACTGCTGCAACTGCTCCGTTTTCTATGACACTGGGTAGAAATCCAGTGGTAGTTGCCAAGTCATAAAGCTCAATGGCTTCAAGACCAGCAACTAATCCAAAGATTACGCTTGCTACCCATAGTGTTAACGCTGCGGCAATCTTACATCTTTTCTGCCAATTAGCCTTCTTGATGTCGTCACGCAGTGCGTACCAAGTAAGGCGTAGTTTCTCAATAGCGTCCATATGGACCTCCTTTTTGGTTAGTGAATCGTGGGTTTGTCTGATCCTAGTTGATCTATTTTCTTAAGGATAAGAACAAGTACTTCGTTAGCTTTGTCCTCGAATACATAGTCCATCATCTCTTTGACAGGGATGAGGACTGAAGCTGCCAGATCTTCTGGTTCAAGGACAAACTCTATCTCTTCCTGGATCATTGCTTCATGAACTGTAGATGATATGTCAGCCATCAGCTGTGCTTTGTCTTTCATTATATTTGTCCTATTGTTAGAGATTCCTGCAAGATAGGACGTATTTCTGGGTATTGTAATGCTTCGAACGCTGATACCCAGACAATGTCCTGCTCTAAATCGTCAATTGTGAACTGTGTACTGACAGATTCTCCATACTTATCTGATCCAAGCACGAGTCCATAACCTGCAAGTGGATAGCGCCAATTGCTAAGCATGAAGAATCTAGTGCTAGTGTTAGCTGTCAATAGACCATCGTCAGCTATATATACTCCTTCATTTTCGCCAATACGAACGTGATCAAACATAGCTGCGCGTATATGCTTTTGGATATCTTTGTAGTCGTCTAAGTGTTCGACTTCTGTGATGGTTTGTTTGTATGGGTCTATCAGTAGAGCTTTCATATTCCATTCCTCTTAGTTAAAAAACCCTCCCCCTAAAAAACTAAGGGGAGGGTAAGCATTACACGCAGCTTGTTAGGGGATAGCTGCGCGTCAAGGAGCCTTGCACATGTCAACCGGAGCTGCCGCTTACCCCGTACCAGGCGGATACCTGATACGGGGCAGAGGCTAACTATCAACTAGCAAGCAATATCAAATTCCTTGAAGTCACTTGCGGTTACTACAGGAGGAGTTACCTTGCGGTAGTTCTTCTCAACGTAGTCGGCGCGGGCCTGGAGAGAACGCTTCACTTCGTAATCGAAATAATAACTTGGTTCTTTCCATCCAGCAATCTTACGACACTCGATGTTGACTTGACGCCAAAGGGCAGCGTCACTGGATGCAGCGAGCATCTTGTCTTGAGCAGTGAGCATAGACTCGGACAGCTGCGACTCGTTCTGCTCCCTGTTGAGGCGAGAGAAGTACGAATACTTGGCGATACCACGCTGTACCAGTGCAGACTGCGCAATTGAATTGACACTGGACACGACATTGTAGGCGTTGGATGTCTCGGTAAGGATCACACGATAGCTGTCAATGATTGCCTTGAGCTTGTCTTTATCAATCATCTTAGCCATAGCCTCTAAATCTTTAGCTGAGTAATCGCAATAGCTAACAACACCCTTGATGGTTACTGCGTTGGGGCGTAAGTGATACTTGCCATCTGACCAAGCGCTACCCCACACGTTGTGGCGAGACAGCTCGTAATCGTTGAATACCCAGAACGGGAAGTCCTGATTGGTGAGTACGGTGTTGCGCTCGTCAGCACCTTCTGGATCTGCGATGGTGTCGGGGCGATCATCGTCAAGAGATGACTCCATCTTGTACTCCATTGCTGGCTCCTCAACTGCGTTGCGGTCGAATACTTCGTTGGTACGGTTTACTTTAGACATAGTTGCTACTCCATTAGTAGTGGTTGGTGAATCGATTGTTGCTTCTAGCTTTGTTATCTCGTCAGCAAGATCTAGTTGCATTCTAGCTCTCCTAGTTCAAGGTAATCATTGATAGTTGATAGGTATGTATCGGTATTTGATTCGTAATCAAACTCAATTGCTAACTGCCAGTTGTCAGATACTAAATAAACTTCAGACATATGTTCCTCACTATAAGTGTGAAATCCATTGTTGGTTGCCAATCCTTTCCTAGGATTGTGTATTTTTTGATCAAATACACTTACAAATCCGACTAAAAGCGAGCGTTAGCGAGCGTAAGGTATTGAAAAGTCTATTGAAAGTAGATGTGTACCATGTGTACCGGGTGTGTACCGGGTAAAAAGGGGGATGTGGTACACAATTTCTTGTTATTTATCAGTTATTTATATTAATGTGTACCATGTGTACCACCAAAACAATAAAAATAAGACCTAAAAAACAGGCATGTATATTTTTTTGTTTCTGTAAGTATGTCCAAAAGACATGGTACACGTGGTACACGCGGTACACATAACTGTAAGTTGTTGAATGTTAAGGGTTAAATGTGTACCGGGTAGATGATTTTACATGGTACACATGTGGTACACATTGAAAATGTATGGTTATCTACCCGTGGCCGCGAGACAGTTGTCATTTGCCAGTTGTTTTTTAACATGCTTACGGTTGGCTTTGTTGACACGCCGTTTAGTGTAAGCCCGTAAGTGTTTTGCATACTCTTTACAGCCCCTCTTTGACATTTAACACCTCTTAGTTGATAAGGTTTAGCTGTTACTTGGCACTTGACCTTTGTTAGTTAGCAGTTACTAACTATCAGGTGACAATTATCAGTTGTTAATTGCCACCTGGCGTCCGTGGGGGCACACAAAGCTCGCGTCAGTGGCACACTTATGCACATCCCCCAGCGCCCTTAGAAAAAATCGCGAGGGCCGAAGCCCCCGCTTGCATGTGTATCTCCTTAACCTAGTAGTGCCATATAAACAGGGATGCAAGCCAGTAATGCTATCCAAACAAGCGCCCAACCTACGATTTCAATAACCTTACAAAGTGTATTCATATTAGAACTCCTTGACCCCTGACAGTTGCCAAGGGTCAATTGATAGTTGTTAGTTAATAGATTCTGCTATCTCTTCGACATCGCCATCGATATCAACGATTGCTATGGTAAGTGCAAGCATGAATGCATCGCTTGGGTTCTCCTTCACCCAGTTAATCGTATTCCCGAATGCGCCTTTGGCATCGGCTAGTAAAGCGCCAGCTGTTTTCTTAGCCTTGTTGATGCGGCGGGTTCTCTTTGCTTTCTGTGCTTTAGTACTTTTGAGTTTGAGCATTGCTAACTCCTGTTAGTTAATAGTTGATAGTTGTTAAGTTAGTAACTCCTACTAACTTATTAATACATCCGACTTGCGAGCGAGCGTAGCGAGCGAGCTATGAATGGTTAGCTAATATCTAACAGTCGCCGGTCTGATTTTGAAACAAGGTTCCAATTGGTAAATCGAAAACAAGGTTCCAAAAAGGTAAAAAGGGGAAACGGGGCGGCAAACTAGCGAGAGGGGTATGTACTGAGTGAGCAATTTAGCCCACTGTTTTCAAAAAAATTTTCCCAAAAAATTTTTATAAATCATTTTTTTACGTTATTGTTCTGACCCATGACTGAAAAACGAACTTGTAAAATCTGCAAAAAGTCGCTACCTAGCACTCAATACTCGATGCGAGAGGGCTATCTGTCGCTAACATGTAACAAATGCTCTCAGCGACAACGCAACATACGAATCAGTGCTACCCCCGACTCTTACCTCCGTGTTGTATTTAATAGTGCTAAGCACCAAGCAACTTCTGGGAAGCGCAAGAAAGACTGGACCTTAGAGGTAGAAGATATCTTTGAGATATGGGCTAAGCAGGAGGGCAAGTGCGCTTTATCGGGCGTACTGATGACTTACGCAAGGGACGGGCAGGGCAGCAAAGATCTGAATGTATCCATTGATCGTATTGACCCAACGCTAGGATATGTTACTGGCAACGTACAGTTGGTGTCTTATCGAGTAAATCTTATGAAGCACACCCTGACGGAAGACGTTTTTTTCTGGTGGGTCAGAAATTTATATAATTTTTCTTGCTAGTAGGCGGCGGTCGAACTAATATACCCCAATGAGTAATGTCGAAGTATTGTGCCTGTCGGGACTAGAGCATGCAATTGTCGGTTATCAAGTGACAGCTGACAAGAATGCAGGGTTAGTTTACGACTACGAAAAGACAGTTACGGAGTTACAAGACCGAGGTTATGACGAAGAAGAGATCGAAGAATTCTTTGAAAACATACGAATGCTGCCTTTTCCGGGGCCATTGCCTATTTTTGTTAAGGTAGACTCAACATTAGGTGGTGCTGTTGCTGAAACAAAACCCATTATCCACGATGACCGAGACCCAACCTACCACTGAGGGGCTTATGCCCAGCAGTGAGTTCCAATCCCATATGCCTTATGCAGGGCTACAGCACAATGCGCTCACGATTCAGCAAGAAAAGTTTGTCCAATACGTGTCATCTGGCATGACATACGCGGCAGCTGCCAGGGCATCGGGGTATACAAACCCCGAAAGAGCCTATGAGTTGGTAAAAAATCCCAAAATAGCGCAGGCCATCGACTATTTTCGTGCCCAGATGCGTGAAGAGGTCAAATTCAACGTAGTAAACGCCCATTCTATGTACATGGATGCCTACGCGCAGTCGGCAACTGCTACTGAAATGAAGAATACGGTGGATTCGCTAGTAAAATTGCACGGTTTGGCCAAAGACAACCAGCCACAAACGCAGGTTAACGTGCAGATTAACAATATTAAACAGCTTGAGCGCCTGACTGACGAAGAATTGCTCAAGATTGTTGGTAAGGATATGCAGTACTTAGAGCCAGTTGCGGATGGAGATACCGAAGAGGCAGTGTAAGAGCTGTAAAAATGTCCACCCTGAGACATTAGTCAGCGATTACGGTGTATGTGTGTACTGCAAAGCGGCAGAGGCTGAGGCTCCCCCTGAGAAAAAGGAGGAAAAGTCTGACCCTAACGAGTTAGCCCGTGCTGAATTAGCGGCTAGGGTGCTAACTCGTAAGCGCATGTTACCGTTTGTAGAGCGGTTTAACCCAGATTATATCGCGGGTTGGGTACACAAAGACATTTGTAGGCGTTTAGAGCAGTTTTCAAAGGATGTGGTGGACAAAAAGTCGCCCCGATTGATGCTTTTTATGCCGCCACGGCACGGGAAGTCCACACTAGCTAGTGTATCTTTCCCAGCTTGGCATTTGGGACGTAACCCGGATCACGAGTTTATTAGCTGTTCGTACTCTGGCAGCTTGGCCATGACATTTAGCCGTAAGGTTCGTAACTTACTGCGTGAGCCGAGCTATAAGACAACTTTCAAGACTCGGCTAGACCCTGAGTCCCAGAGTGCTGAGGCGTGGCTGACCTCTGTTGGTGGTGGTTTTGTTGCTGCTGGTGTCGGCGGCGGTATTACGGGTAAGGGCGCTCACGTTTTGGTGATCGATGACCCCGTAAAGAACCGCGAAGACGCAGAGTCGCAGCATAACCGTGATGCCACATGGGATTGGTACACCTCAACGGCTTATACCCGCCTAGCTCCAGGCGGCGGGGTGTTAGTTATTTTAACCCGTTGGCATGACGATGATCTTGCTGGCCGGTTGTTAGCTAACGAGGCCGCAGGTGACGAGTGGGAGGTAGTGCGCTACCCGGCTATTGCCGAAGAAGACGAAGAGTTCCGCAGCTTAGGTGAGCCGCTGCATGGCGAGCGCTACGATCTTGAAGCGCTAGAGCGTATTCGCAAGGCGGTAGGGCCGCGTGATTGGTCTGCTCTTTACCAGCAGAACCCTGTTGCTGAAGATGGTGACTACTTCAGCCGGACGATGGTTAATTACTACAAGCCGGAAGATATTGCTAATCACGGCATGCGTTTTTACTGCGCTTGGGACTTGGCAATTGGCAAGCGGGACCGTAACGACTATTCCGTGGGAATGGTTGTTGGTGTCGATGAGTATGACAGGATCTATGTAATGGATGTTGTCAGGGGTCGTTTCGATGGTTTTGAGCTAGTCGAAAAGATTCTTGACCTTTACGAGATGTGGAAGCCCTCTATCATAGGGATAGAGAAGGGCCATATAGAAATGGCGCTTGGTCCGTTCCTAGAGAAGCGTGTCCGAGAACGCGGGCTTTACGAAGCCTACTTTAAGGATCTTAAGACAGGGCGAAGAGATAAGGAAGCTAGGGCGAGGGCCATCCAGGGTCGTATGCAGCAGGGGATGGTGTTTATCCCGGAGAATGCTGCTTATACTGAGTCCTTAGTTTCAGAACTATTGCGTTTTCCTAACGGGACGCATGATGACCAAGTAGATGCTTTGGCATGGATAGGTTTGATGATGACAGAATTTGCGGTCTATCAAACGCCAATAGAGCATGTTCCTTCATGGCGGGATCGACTTATGTTCCTGGCCAAAGGGAACCGTAAAAAATCAGCGATGAGTGCATGACATGGCAAAGAAACTATCCGCAGAACAAGAGCACGTTATTTCCTCCACGCAGTGGGACCGTTATACCCGCGCTAGGGATAATGGTCATCTTGACTATATCGATGTAGCTAAGAAATGTGATAGCTACTATAGGGGCGAGCAGTGGGATTCTGAGGACATTAAGCGTCTAGACGCTGAAGGTCGTCCGGCGCTGACAATTAACACGATACTCCCGACAGTTAACACTGTGCTAGGTGAGCAGAGCACCCGCCGTGCTGACATTAAGTTCAAGCCCCGCCGTGGTGGGTCAGCTGAAGTTGCTGAGGTGCTGACCAAGCTGTACATGCAGATAGCTGACAACAATAAGCTAGACTGGGTTGAGCAGCAGGTATTCTCTGACGGTCTGATCCTTGACGGGCGTGGTTACTTCGATGTGCGCATCGACTTCTCAGACCATCTTGAGGGCGAAGTCCGTATCACCGCCAAAGACCCGTTGGACATATTGATTGATCCAGAAGCCAAAGAGTATGACCCTAAGACTTGGAACGAGGTATTTGAGACTCGGTGGATGACCCTTGATGAGATCGAGGAGCTATATGGCAAAGAAAAAGCTGATAAGCTGATCTTTATCGCCGAGAACGGTAACAGTTTCGGGCATGACTCTATTGAGTATGAAGAGACTCGTTACGGTACGCTAGAAGAAACTGACAACGCCTACCATTCCAGTGTGCAGGGTGAAGACGAGTATCGTAAAGTCAGGGCGCTACGTGTCATTGAGCGCCAGCATCGTAAGCTTACTAAGTCTGACTTCTTTGTTGACCCCGATACTGGCGATCAACGTCCGACACCTGAGAACTGGTCTGCTGCTAAGACTAAGAAGTTTGCTAAGCAGTATGGTCTATCTATTATCAGTAAGGCCGTGCGCAAAGTCCGCTGGACGGTGACCTGCGACAAGGTCGTTTTGCACGATGATTGGTCTCCCTACACAGACTTTACGATTGTTCCTTTCTTCGCCTATTTCCGTAGGGGCCGTCCTTTTGGCATGGTGCGTAACCTGTTGTCCCCGCAGGAGCAGCTGAATAAGATTGCCAGTCAGGAACTGCATATCGTCAATACCACGGCTAACTCTGGCTGGATGGTTGAGAGTGGCTCACTGGTGGGTATGACCGTTGATGACTTGGAAGAGCACGGGGCCGAAACAGGTCTGATTGTCGAGTATGCCCGTGGTACTGCGCCACCTACTAAGATACAACCTAACCAGATACCCACTGGCTTGGACCGCATAAGCCAGAAAGCAGCGGCTAACATCAAGACTATCTCTGGTGTTAACGACTCTATGCTGGGTTCCGACTCCGCTGAAGTATCCGGTATTGCCATTCAAGCTAAGCAGAATCGTGGCGTAGTCATGATTCAAGTTCCGCTGGATAACCTGCGTAAGACAAGGCAGTACCTAGCTGAGCATATTCTGCGTCTGGTGCAGCAGTTTTATACGGAGCAGCGCATCATACAGATTACTAACGAGGATGACCCTCTGAAGTCCCGTGAGGCTATGGTCGTAAACCAGATGACCCCAGAGGGCACTGTTGTTAATGACCTTACTATTGGCGAATACGATGTCATTGTAGCTACCGCTCCTGCAAGGGACAGCTTCGATGAGGTTCAGTTCGCAGAGGCCATTAACCTGCGTCAGGTAGGGGTTGCTATACCCGATGACGCTATTGTTGAATACAGCCACTTGTCTAGAAAAGGCGAGTTGGCTAAACGGATTCGTGAACTGACCGGCATGGAGCCGCCTACGCCTGAACAGGCAGAAATGAGCGCTTACCATCATCAGCTTGAAATGCAGCAGATTGAGCTACAGATTCAGAAGATGCAGGCAGAGGTTCAGAAACTCCAGAGTGAAGCAGCTGTTAATGTGGCTAAGACACAAGATGTCGCAGACGTTGAGCCACAGCTTAGAATGGCTGAGCTGCAAACTAAGATGGAGATCAAACAGATGGAGCTGGATCTACGAAGAGAACTTGCGGCTTTGACCAATCAAACTAGGACTGGGGCGCAGGAAACCCAAGCTGCTGCGAAGCTTGCTAGTGTAGCAATGCAACAGGCAGGAAGAAACACAACAAACCAATGAGGATAGCTTTATGGCTGAAGATAGGAAAGAGGATCTTGAATTTGAAAGGATGCCAGGGTCAGACCCGATAGAAGATGCAGAGCCGGGTTTTGATTTCAATTTTGGTCTTGGCGAGGAAGAAGCTGCGCAACCAGAGCCAGAGGTAGACGAAGCTGAAGCCGTATCAGAGCCTGAAGAAGAGGAGTCTGAAGAAGAGGAAGTTGAAACCACCTCCGAAGCGGAAGAGCAGCCTGAAGAAGTAGAGGAAGAAGAGCCTGTTGCAGAGGTTGAGGAAGAGCCTGTTGCTGAAGTCGAAGAAGAGCCTGTCGCTCAGGAGACTACCAAAGAGCAGCCAATGATTCCTAAGTCTCGTTTTGACGAGGTCTTGCAGAAGCAGAAGGCATTGCAGAAGCGCCTAGACGAGATACAGGCGGCTGAGGAGAAAGCTCAGCAGAAAGCTAATATTCCTGACTATGACTTCGAAGCTAAAGAGCGTGAGTATCAGAACCTAGTTCTTGATGGCGAAGTTGATAAAGCAGCGGCAGTTCGCAACGAGATTAGGCAGGCTGAGCGGGATCGCCTTACAGCTGAGCTGAAGGAGGAGATTACTCAGAACGTACATCAGAACCAAGAAGCTATCCTGCTCCAGCAGGCAGCTGATATTCTTGAGGCTGAGTACCCCGTGTTTGATCAGAATTCGGCGGACTATAACGAAGACTACACGCAGGAAGCTATTAAGCTTCGTGATGCTTTCATCATACAGGGTGATTCAGCGGTTGACGCTCTGAACCAAGCATCTAAGTTCGTTATAGATAAGTATGGTCTTAGCACCCCGGCCCCGGAAGCGCAGAATACGTTGACTTCTAAGGTCGCTCCTAAGAAAGTTGTCGATGAAGTTGCTAAGAAGAGAGCTGAAGTTAGCAAGAAACTTAAAGCAGCAGAGTCTCAGCCTCCTGAACTCCCTGGCGATAGTTCTTCATCCCACGGGGAAAAACCCCTTGATATCTCTAAGTTGACCGAAGATGAGTTTAACGCCCTTCCAGAGGCTACTTTAAAACGGTTACGCGGGGATATATTTTAAATAGTCGAGGGTATTATGGCTTCCAAGAAAGATCCAAGACTTGAAAGGGCGGGGGTAAGCGGCTACAACAAGCCAAAACGCACCCCTAACCACCCAACTAAGTCGCATGTCGTTGTAGCTAAGTGTGAGGACGGCAAGGTAAAGACTATTCGGTTTGGGCAGCAAGGTGTTAGCGGGGCAGGTAAAAACCCTCGAACCGCTAAAGAGAAAGCTAGACGGGCGTCTTTTAAGGCTAGACACGCTAAAAATATAGCTAAAGGCAAATGTTCGGCGGCTTATTGGGCTGACAAAGTTAAGTGGTAGGAGGTATGTTGGGTGGCGTTAAAACCTTCCGACATGCACGAAGTCTATTTAGCCATACTTGAGTATACGCAGGGGCAGTGGGAGCTTGATGATGTTTTGTTCTTGGCTGAGATTATCTTTGATCTCTATGAGAAAGACCAGAAAGCAACCCTGTCCCTTATCACAAAGGAGCCTAAGTGATGCCTAATACGAGGGGAGAAGCCTAAAAGGGCCGCTGCTCATGCGAAAAAGTATAGAAAATAGTTTGCATAAACGCAGCAGTACAGCTAGTATTACTGTGTATTCGTCTATCTAAGCGATATTAGATCGAGTCGAACTCGTAAAACTCGCATTCCTCGTCTGCTAAAGACGTTAAACTTGCCGAGATCGCCTCTCGTTAATGAAGCGCAAAAACGCGGTCGTGCGATAAACGATATTTTTTCTGGGGGAGAGATACCCTCATTACTATTATTTTGCATTTTATTCGGAGGCTACAATGGCTTTAACTAACTTTGCTTCCTTGACTTCAGAGCAGTTAACTGCGTGGAGTCGGGATTTCTGGCGTGTTGCCCGCAACATGTCTTTCGTGAACCAGTTCGCAGGTTCTGGTTCTAACGCTATGGTTCAGCGTATCACTGATCTGACTAAGTCAGACAAAGGTACTCGTGCCGTAATCACCCTGCTGGCAGATATGGCAGGCGATGGTGTCACTGGGGATAACACTCTGGAAGGTAACGAAGAAGCACTTCGCGCCTATGACATCACTGTTGAGCTGGATCAGCTGCGTTTTGCAAACCGCATCGCAGGTCGTCTTGCCGATCAGAAGTCTGTCGTAAACTTCCGCGAAACCTCTCGTGACGCTCTTGCTTATGCAATGGCTGACCGTATGGACCAGCTGGCCTTCTTGACTCTGGCTGGCGTTGCTTACACTCACAAGACTAACGGTGCTCTCCGTGCAACTTCAGCCACCACCGGCCTTGAGCTGGTTGACCTTGAGTTTGCTAGTGATGTGTCTGCTCCTACTTCTAACCGCCACCTCCGTGTTAGCGGTAATGACTTAGTTTCTGGTGACACTACTGCTGTTACTGATTCTGACGTTATTAAGTATCGCCATATCGTTGATCTGAAAGCCTATGCCAAAGACAACTACATTCGCGGTATTCGTGGTGCTGGCAACGATGAGGTATTCCACTTGTTTGTTACCCCCCAGCAGATGGCTGACCTGAAGTTGGATTCTGACTTCCTGGCCAACGTCCGTAACGCTGGCGTTCGCGGTAGCAGCAACCAGCTGTTCGCTGGCTCTTCAAGCCTGATGGTAGACGGCGTGATGGTCCATGAGTTCCGTCATGTCTTCTCAACTGAAGGCGCTACCACTGGTACTTCTGCTGAAGCTGGCGATGCTGGCTACAAGTGGGGTGCTGATGCTGACGTTGTTGGTGCCCGTGCCCTGTTCTGTGGTGCTCAGGCTCTTGCAATGGCTGATATCGGTATGCCGGAAGTTGTCGAAGATACCTTCGACTACGGCAACCAGTCTGGTATCTCTATCGGTAAGATCTTCGGTCTTCGTAAGCCGAAGTATCAGAGCGATTACAACGGTTCTGTTGAGGACTTTGGTATTATCGCACTCGATACTGCCCAGTAAGACTAAGACCCCCCTCTTCGGAGGGGGGATCTTTTTTGCTATTAAAGATTAATTATGAGAATTACAACCGACAAGGATCTAAGGATTGCAACCACACACGGTTCAGTAGTTTTAGTCCAAGCAAATCAGATCAGAGAAGTTTCAGAGTCAATCGGCAGTATAGCCCTCCAAATGGGGGCCAAGCGTCTAGACGATACTGTAGAAGTAGAGATCAGGGCTAGGGACGAAGAAGGCCACTTTGTGGCTGATGACCCAAGCACTCCAGACGTAAACGAAGCCTATGAAACTGTAGAAGTAGTCAAAGACGAATTCTTAGAAACAATAGCGGATGCCATGCAAGATATACTTACTCTTGGCGATCCGAATGACTTCAAAGGGAATGGTGAACCAAAAGCTTCGGCAGTAAAAAAAGCACTAGGTCAGGATACAGATGCAGACCAACGTGCAGCTGCTTGGGCAATTGTCCTTGAGCGTTAACTATGACAGTAACAGTTCAGAGTGTTTTAGACAGAGCAGCAATTGTTCTGCAAGATACGGCAAACATCCGGTGGGCAGAATCTGAACTAGTTTACTGGGTCAACGATGCACAGCGCGAGATAGTTCTTATAAAACCCGATGCTAGTGCTACTAACACTACAATTACCCTAGCCACTGGCACTAAACAAGAAATCCCCGCAGATGGTAATAGACTACTTCGAGTAGTTCGTAACATGTCTGCGGCTTCCGGCGGCACTGGCGGCAAAGCTATCAGGATTGTTGACGAGGATATTCTGGATGTCCAGACTCCTTCTTGGCATTTACCTACCGTGACTGGCGATGCCACCCACGGCACAGTCGTGAAACACTTCGTTTATAACGAGCAGAACCCAAGAAATTTCTATGTCTACCCCGGAGTTAATGGGGATGCATATATAGAGATAGTATACTCGGCCAACCCAGCCCAAGTTACTGCTTCAGACAATATTGGCCTACCTGACATATACAGCACAGCTATTCTAAACTATGTTCTGTATATGGCGTTCATGAAAGATACCAACTACGCAGGTAACGCGCAGAGGGCTTCAAACCATTATCAATTATTCATGGCGGTAGTTACCGGAAAGGGGCAAGTAGATCAGATCACAACCCCTAATAATTCCTCACAAAGTGCTGCCCCCACTCAAATAGGTGGTTTCACTAGTGGCAATTAGATTCGATTCATTTTTACCCGAGGTTCTGTCCTTAGTTCCAGGATGCCCGGATCTGCTTGCTGTTAACGCACTTAGAAGCGCTGCTATAGAGCTTTGCGAAAAAGCAGATGCCTACCAGCTTGAGATGGACCCCATCACCACTATTGCTGGTATCTACGATTATGAGTTCGAGGTTCCGGCCTCGACTGCTGTGCATAAAATTCTGTGGGTAAGTTTCCTAGGCCAAGATCTAGAGCCAATTACAACGAAACTATTAGAACAGCGTCAGCCTAAGTGGCGCACCCGCGATGAGTACGGTAAGCCCGTTTACTATGTCAAATTGTCCAGCGAGCAGCTTCGCATCGTGCCGGTGCCTAATGAGACAGAGTCCCAGAGCTTGATTATAAATGCCTCTCTGAAACCAACTCAGTCTGCTAGTTCCCTAGATAATGACTTTATGAATGACTACAAAGACACTTTGGTCAATGGAGCTGCTTTTAGGTTGCTCAGGCAACCATCGAAAGAGTGGACAGATTTTACTGGTGCTCAGATCTATGGGTCGTTATTTAACGAAGGCATAATGAGTGCCTCGAGAAGAGCTAACAATTACGATATGCCTATATCGAGGAAGGTTAAATATGGAGGTTACGCAGGTTCCCCTGTTCAGAGAAGAAGAAGTAACTACCGCAGATATTAGAGAGCATTGGCATTGGGTTCGCCAAGGCATTGAAGAGATTTTAGAAGAGCATAAGCATCTAACCTTTATCCCAGAAGATGTTTACGCAGAGTGTAAGGCAGGCAGGGCGCTGCTCTGGGTGGGTCCAGAAGTCTGGGCAGTAACTACCGCAGAGCGGGATCAGTTCACAGGCGCTCAGACTTGCCTTATCTGGTTGATGTGGAGCAGCAGTAAAAGCACCCCAGCCATATTTAAGTATTTAAGAGTTATGGAAAACATAGCGGCAAAGTCTGGCTTCCAAGGCATTGAGGCTAGAACGCCGTTAAAAGGTCTTGGGAAGAGTTTAGAAAGAGCGGGATGGTCTTTAGACCACATAGTGTATAGAAAGGAACTGTAGATGAGTTCGAAACCTAAAGCACAAGATTACCAAGCATCTGATTCTGAGAAAGCGTCAGCTAGAGTAGCACTTCAGGAGAAGCAGTACTTCAATGAAAAATACGCACCTCTTCTGCGTAAGATGCGTGATACCGCTAAGAATTATGATGCCGCACAAACTCTGCGAGGCAGAGCTAGTGCAGACACCGCACAGGCTTTGTCTGGTCCCAGCTATCAGAGAACCCAGAGCTTAGGTAGTGCTGGTGATTATGCGAGTGCTTTGCAGGGTCAGTTAGCTCAAGCTAATACCGCCGGTAAAGATATACAGAATAAGATGGCTACGAACGTGTTAGGCACTGCGCGTGGCCAAGCTGCTGACGCTCAAACCGGAATGGCTCAGGCTTCTAGGATGGCTACAAGTGACGCTTTAGAGAGGGCCAGAAACAAACAGATGGTTGCTGATGCAAAATATCAGGCTGCTGGGCAGGTTATAGGCAGCTTTGTTGGGCAGGGACTCGACAATATGGGGACGCAGGCAAAAGATCAGGATGGAAATGTGGTTCAAGGCACTTTCTTTAGCCCAGTGGGTTCTGATGCTAAGAGGCGTACTGGCTTTAGGGAGCGTCTTGGCTATTCTGGATTTCTAGGGAGGTAATTCATGGCTTACGATCTAGCAACTATGCCTATGGGACCAGGAATGCCAAGTGGCGGTATGAACACTACCAATATGACTGGTGATCCTGACAAGATGTATGCTGGCATCACCCAGAAAGAATTTAATGATTACATTAAAGACTATCGTGGTTTTGAGGACGAGCTAATTGCAAAGTCACAGAGCGATACCTCTTTGATTGATCAAGCTAGTGATGATGCGCTACAGGCCCGAAAAAATGCTGCTGGGATGGCTAGGCGTAATGCTCAGCGGTACGGGGCGGGTTATACCCCTGCACAGCTACAGGAGGCTAGGAGAAGCTTACAGCGGGCTTCTTCTCTTGGTAGCGCTGATGCATTGAACAATGCTCGAATAGCGCAGAGAGAGGCTAATACGGCCCTTCTAAGCGATCTTATAAACATCGGTCAAGGCGTAAACAGGTCTTCTTTAAATCAGCTCGGCAGCGCGGCACAAGACGCGCAGAGCAGGAGACAAGCTTTTGAGGCAGCTAAAGCAAGCAGCAAAGCGCAGACTTACAGCTCGATTGGTAGCTTAGCCTCAGCCGCAATTTTCGCATTCGCATTTTAAGGAGCAAGCATGGCTACTTTAGCTGACGGACTTTTAGCTGGTTTCCAGGGTGCTCAAGCCCTAGGCCAGCAGCGCTTTCAAAATGATCTTGCTCGTGAACGCATGGATATGATGCAGCGCGATCAGAGAATGAGAGAAGAGCAGTTAGCTCTGCAACAAAATCAAGACAGAAGGGCTGCCGAAGAGTGGGGGATAAGAAAACAAGGTTTTCTTAATGAACAAGATGTCCAAGAACGGACCCTCCAGCTTCAAGATA